TCGTGCCCGTGCCACCATCGGGTGCGTCGTTGAGGACGATCCTGAAATCGTAGTCCACATAGGACTCGCTGGCGGCGACCAGGATGGCCTGACCGGCGTCGGCGGGGGCGCGCCCGAGGTTCAGGGCGAGACTTCCGTCATTACGGGTCCCTTTGAACCGGTAGGTATTCCCATCGTTGATGGGCTGGTGGACGATTTCCTCGAACGAGGCTCCGAATTCCCCGAAACTGACGATGTCGCCGATTTCAGTCCAGGTCAGGGCCGCGTACTCGGAGGCGGTGTCGGTCGCCGCGGCATGGATGCCGGCGACGAAGAGCTTTGTTTTTGCTGAGGTAATGACGCCGGTTGGCATTCCGATCTCCGTCAGGTGGTGGTGTGGATGCGGACAGGAATTGTGACTCCAATCCTGAACCAGTTGCCCTCATCGTCGCCGGAGCCGGCGCCCGCGAGTTCGTAGCCGCCGCACTCGACGCCGGGCGCCAGGGTGCGGAGCTGGAGCAGGGCTCCGAGCTGTTCGGCGATCTGAAAGCCGTCCGTCGCGGCGGTCCCTGTGGGCACGAAGACGTGCCCCGCGATCAGACCCTCGGCGCTGCGGATGCGGCGGCCGGCGGAGCCGAACAGGGTGGTGTCGGACGAGACGGGAAGGAGTTCGAAGTAGAGCCAGGGCAGCCCATAGGTCGCCTGGGACTGCTCGTTCTGAAAGACGACGCTCGTGGCGGTCCATTCCGCCGCCAGGATGGCCTGGAGGCGGGTGAGTAGTTCGTGCCACTGCATGTCAGATCCTGCCGATGATCAGTCCGGGGGAGTGGACCGGCAGACCGGCGCGGCGGCCGGTCTGGAGGACGTACTGGCCCGAGAAGGTCATGGTGTAGACCCGGCGGACGCTGAATCCGGGGAAGCGCCCGCCCATCGCCATCGCGGCGCGGTCATAGATCATGTCGGGGATCGAGAAGTTGACGGGGTCGGTGCCGACCAGTTGCACATCAACTTTTCTGTTAAATGGCTGGCTGTTGCCGATGATGTAGCTCGCGTCGGGCGGCAGGGCGCGGCTGGAGGCCGCGAAGTTCTGCGCCGGGATCATCCGGCCCTCGGCCTCGAAGCTGTCCCACTCCCGTTTACCACCGCGCCCGGCCTTGGCCTTCTGGACGGTGCTTTTCAGGACCCCGACGAAGAAGCTCTGGGCGTATTTCTGGCCGACCTTGGCGCCCTCGCTGATCAGCCACTTCAGGGTCTCCTCGACCACCTTGGCGCCGGAGCCGAATTCGTAGCGGATCACGCCGCCGAACCGGACGCTCTCCTCGGCGGCGCCGAGAACGCCATCGACGCGGGTGGCGACGCTTGGCTTGTCCGGCCGGTGGGCCAGATGCTCGGCCAGGGTGCGGCGCGCGAAGGCGGCCAGTTGGCGCTGGAACTCGGGCGGCTGGAGGTCCCGGACCGCGAAATCGAACACCTTCTCGAAGGCGACCTGTTGGGCGCTGCGGGCCATCAGCCGCGCACCTGGAGGACGTGGCCGAGCGTCTCGGAGAGCAGCCAGCGCGGGTCGGGCGCCTGGACCGTGGTGGTCACGCCGTCCATCACCAGCAGGTCGCCACGACGGGGCGGACCCGGCCAGCCGGCGGCCTCGATCTCGGCGTTGGAGATGATCACGATGCGGTCGCCCTGGACGATGGTCCCGACCAGTTCCTCGGGGCGGTAGCCGCGCGCCACGCCGCGCACCGCCACCTCGGTGAAGGTCGCGGTCGTGCCGACCCGGCGCCGCAGCGACATGAATCGGCCGCGCCTGTTCAGCATGTCGATGATCCGGGCGGAGGTCCTGCTCGGCATCAGGCGAGATCCCGGAAGCGCCACAGGCGGTCGGCGATGTCGGCGGGGACGCCGGCCTGGGTCTGCTCGGACGAGGTGGTGGTGAAGGTCTGGCTGATGATGCCGGGGACCTCTTCGGAGCGCAGATTGGGATCGCGGGTGCGCTGGTAATAGGAGCGCTTGATCAGGTCGAGGGCGGCCCGTTCCAGGGCGCCTGGGATGGCCGTGGGGGCGTACCCGCCGCGATACTCGACCGTCACCCGCCGCGCGAACCAGCCGGTCCGCAGGCCGTCGCGGTTGCGCCAGATCCGGCCGCGCTGGAGATCGGTCTCGTACTCGGACGGCGACACCAGCACGCCATCCTCGGCGAGGCTGAGGACCTCGACCACGGGACGGCGCTGAACCAGCAGCGGCTCGCCGGCGGATCGCCAGTGGCGCTCGAACCAGATCACGTCGTCCAGGACGAAGGTCTCACGCACGGTTTCCAGGATGAAGACGCGGTCGCAGAACGAGCTGATCTCGTCGGAGGTCTGGCGGATCAGGCTGGTCAGCATGGCATCATCGCCGGCGCCGCTGACCTCCAGCTCGGCCTTCACGGTATCGAGTGAGACGAGCGCCTGCGAAGTCGCAGGTGTGATGACGGTCAGCATGGCGGGCGGCCCTGTTTATTCGACGGCGGAGTTGTCGCTGGCGCGGACGCGGCGCTTGCGCGGCACAGCGGCATCCAGGTCGGACTTGTTGGGCGGTGCCGCCTCGGCCTTGTTCTGGGGCGCCGGCTCGGCCTTGGTCTCGGAGCGGCTGGCGTAGCCCCGGATCTCCAGTTCGCCCGCCCGCGCCTCGGATACCTTGAAGCGCTGACCGCGATGAACGGTGCCGGCCGACTTGGTGTAAAAGGTCGCGTTGGCGACCATCTCGATTTCGCTCATGTCATGCTCCAAAGGAAAGGGCGGCCGCCCAGCCGCCTTCCCGGTCTTGGCGGGCGGGGGCTGCTCATCGACCATGGTGCTCTGAATCCGTGGCCCCCGGCCGTGCCGCACCTGGACGACAACGGCCGGGGGACGCACGGACTTAGGCCGGGGTCAGATCGACATTGACGAACGCCTGGGGCAAATACACCGCGAGCGCGAGGCGCTCCTCCCCAAGAATTGTGACAGCATTCCTAATAAAGTTGTCCCTGTCCTCAGTGGACACCATTACGGTTGCATCCATGCGATCAAATACCTGGGCTCCAGGACGGAATGCCCCGACCAGGGCCGTGCCCTGAGTGATCCGGCTCGTGGTGACGACCGGCAGACCCCACAGGCGCGGCGTCACCGTTCCCTGTATGTTCGCGAACATATAGAGGCCGTTGGCGTCCTTCGACAGCTCGATACCCGCCCAGTCATTGGGATGCATGACGATTCCGGTCGCCGGGTACTCGGTATTCTGCACCTGCAAAATCGCCAGCCGGAGCAGGTCGAGGGTGGTGGCGTCGGCAATCGTGATCGGCGCCGCGTAGGCGGTCGCCTGGGGCAGAATTCCTGACAGATCGCCGCCGGTGCCGGTGCCGGCCAGGATCTGGCTCTCTTCCTCCAGCCGGAGGCCGTAGCGCAGACGCTGATCGATCAGGGAGCGGAGCTGGGGCGCGTCGTCCAGAACCTGACGGCTCGCATACATCCAGTGGGCGATGGTCGTGACTGGGGTATTGACCATGTCCAGGCGGAGCGTGGACTCAGGCTTGAGAGCCAGTTCCGCCACCGAGGCCGCGTTGTTGGTGAAGGAATGCTCGCGGACCCACTCGATGTTGTTCGAGCTGGTCTGGCCGGGCATGCAGAGATCCCGGATGGTCATCCGGAGCATCGGCAGTTCCAGGATTCCGGGCCTACGGTCCGGCTCGATCAGCACGCCGCCGTTGCCGTCAGCGTCGGCGGTGGCCGAGGTGATCGCCTTCAGCGCCAGCTTGACCGACCCACGGCTCCGGGCCGCCATGAACGACTTGACGTTCTCGGCGTCGATGAACTGCTGACCGATGGTCTTGGTCGAAACATCGCCGCCACCATGGGTCCGGCGGGCCAGCTTCTGCTCGACATCGTCGATGCGGGCGGCCAGTTCGTTCTGCTTCAGCAACGCCTCATCGACGCGCTGCTTGGTCTCGCCGGTGACGCCGCCCAGGTTCTTCAGTTCCTGGGTGGTGAGATCCGAGGATTTCTTGACCGCGTCCGACGCGGTTTTGAGTTCGAGCGCGAGAGATTTGATCTCCTCGGCGCCGATGCCATCGAGAGGCATTGGATGACTCCTATCAGGAGGTGAGTGAGAAGCCGGAGGCTGCGGCGCGCAGTTCTTGGAGCGCGGCGTCCAGATCGGCCGATTTCGCGGTGTCATCTCCCCCGGAGTCACTCCGG